AGGGCAAAAATAAGACACTGGGGATGATTGCCGGAGCCATATATGGAATATTGTCAGCCGAGAGCAAGGTGACTGATTACCTGTCAGGATCCCCCAAGGATGGCTGGCCTATATACCCAATTCATGCCGAGCAAAAGAACCTGGACAAGTACATTGTTTTCCACATTATTGACGTGGATCCACAGGACACCAAAGATGGCGTAAGTGAGCTGGATGTGATCAGGTTGCAGGTGGACATCTACTACACCGACCATGATAATTGTGAGGACCTGGCAGCAGAGGTAAGGGATGCACTTGACCGCTATTCAGGAACAGTGAACAGCATTGAGATACAGAGCATAAGATTTGAGGACCACAACCCATCCTTTGATCTGGACCCTGACCGGTTCAAAGTCTCCCAGGATTACAGGGTGAGGTTGAAAAGATAGTTGATATGAAAAACACTGGATTTAAAAAAGCCAAACTGATAAAACCACTGGACATCAATGGCAACATCAAGCCAATAGGGATGACCCTCGAGGTGACCCCATGGAAATACCAGGAGCTTGTCGAAAGTGGTCATGTCAAAGGTCCGAGAATAAAAAAAACGAAAGTCAAATCTAAAAAATTATAGTCATGGCAGGAACATCAGGAATTGTCAATGCAACCCTTTACAAGGTCACGGTTGGTGGAACCTCCGTGGAATGTCAGATCAACGGTGAAATCACTTTCACCCAGGAGCTGCGTGAAACCACTTCAAAGGACAGTGGTGGATGGGCAGAGTTTCTCGGTAGTAAGAAAATGTGGGAAGGCAGCTTCTCATCCAGGTTTAAAGGCAACGGTGACAGCTCATACGGCTTTTCAGACGTGTATGATCTTCTCTCCGGGGGATCTTCAGCGGCTTTTGAGTTCGGTACAGGCGTGACCGGTGACCTCAAGTACACCGGGAACGTATTCATCCAGTCACTCAAGTTCGGCGGTGAGTTTGAGCAGAACACAGAATTTGACTGCTCCTTCCGCGGAACGGCTGCCCCGACAAAAACAACGGAATCTTAATCATTCAAAATAATCCCCCATGAGAAGAATTAAGATCGGTGGAGAGACCCGTCCTGTGAAATTCGGTTTCAATGCTTATGCTGAGTTCGGTGAGATCACTCACCGGGCTCTTGCTGATATTGAAAACATAGGTCCCAAAACCATGACCTTGAAAGACAGTATTGTTCTTTGTTATGCTGGACTGAAAGAAGGAGCCAGAAAAGAGGGTAATGAATTTCCGCATACGGTTGAAGATGTAGGTGACTGGCTTGATGATGAGCCAACAGCGGTTGCAGAGATCATCGAGATTTTTACATCATCACAGCCACAAACATCGGAAAAAAAAACGAAGCCGGTGACCAGGAAGAAATAACCTGGGACCGGCTTCAGGAAATTGCCTTTGGATACCTGGGTATCACCGTGGAAGAGTTTTGGGATATGACACCCAGGGAGCTCTTCAACAGGTATAACGGATTCCTGGAACTCAAGCGACTGGATGAGGAACAGAGGTGGAAGCGTGTGCAGTTCATAGCATACGCCATGATGATGAATAATCCGTATGTTTCAGAAAGAGAGAAGGGCACCTTTGACCAGTTCTTGAGAAAAAGCGGTGAGGACAGCGGTCATGTGGTCCGGATCAAAAGCAAGGAAGTTCTTGAACAATTTATGGGTATAGCATAATGGCAGGGAAAAGTTTAGCATCACTGAATTTCATTTTGGGAGCCAATATCAAGGACTTCCAGACCAAGATGCGTATCGCCAAAAACGATATGAAATCCATTGGTCAGGAAATGAAACGCACAGGGGCAATGATGACCCTTGGCATTACTGCCCCCCTCACTGCATTAAGTGCTGTCACCGTCAGTGCCGCAAGTGATGCTGAAGAGATCTATTCGAAGTTCTCTGTTGTTTATCGTGATATCGCCACTGAGGCCAATGCAATGGCTGACAGCCTGGATGAAAGTTTCGGTCTGTCATCTGTAAAGGCAAGGGAGCTTTTGGCTGATACCGGTGACCTTCTTACAGGTTTTGGCTTTACACAGGAGAGTGCATTGCAGCTGGCTGGCGAGGTGAACAAGCTTGCAGTTGACCTTGCATCATTTACCAATTTTTCAGGCGGTGCCGAAGGTGCAAGTGTCGCACTGACAAAAGCCCTGCTGGGAGAATCGGAGCAGGCAAAGGCATTGGGAATTGTACTCCGACAGGATTCAGATGAATATAAAACATTGGTCCAGCATTTTCAAGATGCTGAAGGGGCTACACTTCTGCAAGCAAAAGCTCTGGCTGCCCTTGAAATAGCGCAAAAACAAAGTGCTAATGCTCTTGGTGATTATGCTCGTACATCAGAATCATTTGCCAACCAGCAACGGGAATTGAAGATGGATCTTCAGGACCTGAGCGTGATGTTCGGTGAGATCATGATGCCCCTTGCCAAGCAGCTGCAATCTGTTGTCCGTGGACTTATAGGGTGGTTCAAAGAGTTAAGCCAGACCAAGAAAAACATTATAACGGTAGTGGCTGGATTGGCGGCTGCCTTCGGACCGCTGCTGACCACCATCGGCTTTATGGCAACAAATGTCATACCCGGACTTGTGTCAGCATTTGGGGCATTAAGAGCAGCATTTACAGCACTTATGACAACCATAGCAGCCAACCCGATCGGTGCCCTGGTTACGGTTTTGGGTCTGGCAGCTGGTGCCCTGCTCTTGTTCAAATCCAGAAGCCAGGAAGCTGCGGATGCTCAGTGGGAACTTGGAGATGCTATCAAGGATGTGAGTGAGGCTCTCGGTCAACAAATTTGGGAGGAGTTGGTCTCATCGTACACCATGGCTGGTGACAAGACCATCACCCTGACAGGATCTCTTGACAACCTTGCGGAGGCAATTGATGGTTTGACAAAGGGAGAGCTTGAATCCCTGAAGCTCTATCTTGAAAAGCAATACGCTGATGCGGCTGCAAACGCATCTCAAGAAACCAATGAGCTGCTAAAGCAGATGGGTGAGGCAGATATGAGCCAGTTTGCAGCTGGTCTTGAGTTAGTGAATGAGAGGTTGGAAGATTTCAAAAAATACACCGGTACTGTTAATGACTTTTTTGAATCACTTCCTATTCCTGACACTGTCAGGATGGATGTTGAAATTCAACCCAAGCCTGTAAAATTTAACGCTCCAAAACCTGAAGATGTCACTTTGGGTTTTGATGTACAGGTGATCAACGAGGTTTCAGAGGCACTCCGGGCAGCAGAGGCAAGAAGCATCCTTTTTGGTGAAAGCTATGACGTGCTTGCAGAAAAGCAGGGGATATTGCAAAATGCCATCACCCAGCTTACCAATCAAGGCTTCCACCCTCAGAATCAATTTATCCAGGAGCTGATCAGAAAATACAAAGAGCTTGGTCTTACCATTGCAGATACAAAGAAAGAGACGCTTGATTTTTCAAGGGCGATGCAGACAGCAATCAGCCAGCAGGTGGTTGCCATAACGGATGCTTTTGTGCAGATATCCATGGGAACGGCAAACATGGGGAAGATATTTCAGAACCTGCTTGGCATTGTTGCCAATTTCTTACAGCAGTTTGGTGAAGCCCTGATTGCTTCTGCCCTGGCAGGCATTGCCTTCCAGATGGTGGCAGTCAACCCATGGGCAGCTATGGCTGCTGGTGTGGCAACTGTTGCTTTAGCATCGGTGGTAAGAGCAGTTGCACAGCGTGGTCTCGGCGGTGGCATCGGAATGAAAGAGGGCGGTATAGTGCCCAGCGGTTTTCCAAATGACACCTATCCGGCACTTCTTTCATCCGGTGAAACAGTACTTCCCAAGCCCCTTCCCCTTGATATGGGCATGAAAAACCTCCGTGTTGAAGTGGTCGGGAAGATCGGTCATGATGCCATATACCTTGCCAACCAGAAGTATCAAAAAAGATTAAATGTCAATAGCTGATGGCATCGGATTATGTCAAATATCGCTGTGAATTTGATGATGAAAATGCCGTAACCTGGAAGATCAACATCCATGAGGAAGCGTACAATGGGTCTGTGACGGATGTGAAAGCGGATGAGAGCCCCCTGTTCTTAAAGCTCTTGGGGGAGGGCGGTGACAGGGACGCTCCCATCCATGGCACAGAGGCGCAGATCAATCTTATTTCAGAGACCAACTTCCAGTTCCTTGACCTTTTTACCAATGCTGGAAGAAAATACTGGGCAACGATTTATAAGGAAGCTACTCTTTACTGGACCGGCTTCATAGATACACAATGGCACAGTGAGCCGTTTTTGATGCCGCCATACGGTGTGACTGTTGTGGCTAACGACAACCTGGGGGAGTTGAAAAACATCAAGCTCCCATGGACCAGCTTCACCACCTACCGGCACAGCATCATGACATACATTGCCATGTGCCTTGGTGAAACAGGCATTGAGCTTGACATAAATGTAGCCGTCAACCTGATCTTCAACGGTCAAGACGGCACCAGCTACCATTCAAAGTTTTTTGAAAATGTCTATTTGGATT